CTCAACACTCCATCTTTATAAACCTTAACCCCATAAGTTGCTCCATCACTTGATTCTACATCCAATTTCATATCGGCATCACCTACTGACCCATCGTTTTCGTTGTCCCATTCAGAGGTAATTCTTAATGTAGAGTCATCTATCATATTAGCAGTATCACTACCACTTGTAGGTGTCCAATTATCTACAGGTGTTTCTAATATTTGTACTTCTGTTCCTGTGCTTACTGTTTGACTTGGTGCGCCTGACTTTCTATGTAACCACATAAACAAAGTGTTAAAAGGTAAGTTACTTGATGTAAAAAAATCATTAGAAAAAGTTAAACTATACTTGCTTTCTATTGCTTCAACTATCTTTCTAACTCTTATTGCGTATTTTAATTGATTCCATAGCACCCCTTGTGAATTTGATCCTCCTCCTGTATGGTAAAACAAATTATTGTCTCCACCTGATGTAGTGCCTGAATCATAAAACAGTCTATCTGTATGTGTTATTAAAGGTGCTATCACATCACTAAAAAAAGGGTTAGCTTGTAGTTTACTTTTAACAGTTGACATTTCCCAAACTAAATTGTTTGAGTTTAAAGTAGTAAGAGTGTTTAGCTTATCCTCTCCTATAACATCTTTTAAGTTTACTGTGTTTCCAAAGAATGTCACTTTATATGACTTTGGTCTCCTGTTTTGTAACTCTACACCCTCTAACTTTAGTTTGCCTTTTTTAAATGTAAGGTTGTTTAGTTCGATTGTTGCTGACTTTTTTTCTCTTGCATCAAAACCATTTTGAATATTAAAGTCATAGTAATGTTTAAATATTTTGTTGTTAGATTTAGATGCAGGTAAAGTAAAGGATTGTGTAAACTCTGCAAATATCTTTGCTATGTCTCTAACGTTTTGTATAGATTGTGTTATGCTTACAGATTCATCTTTAAACATATCCACTCTTTGTCCTTCTATGAATAGCTGTATGCTTTGCATTACCTTATGTTGTTTATCTTGTCAAATGCGTTTTCAAATTCTATTGTGTAGTTTATTAGCTTATCGTTTAGTTGCGTTAAGTATGTAACAGATTTAGTTACAGGAATAATAGGAACTACAACCTCATCAGTATCTGTTATCTCTGTGTAGTATACTTGCTCACTTAATAAGAGTTCCTCTATGACTTGATTGTAGTCATCGTTAAGATATCCTGTATTCATAACTATTTTATCCTTGCCTTGTGTCAAGAAAGATTGTTGTTGGTGTTGATGTGTTTTATAGCTTAGGGTACTTTGATCAAATATAGATGCTTTGAATTGTTCTGACTTTACACTTGTGGATTCTACTGACTTTAAGAAAAACCACATATCTTGTAATGCACCAAACTTATTTACAAACGTTACCTTGATAGGATCAAACTTACATTCATCTACACTTTCAATCTTGATTACTTCTGTTGCGTTGGCTGTTGCTACATATACCTCATCTACTGCCCCTATGTCTACACTTTCCAAGAAATCATCAAGACATTTAGAAGATTCAAATGTTCCACTATCTGCTACAACTCTTTCTTGATAGGTGTCATTGTTGTCTTGACCACTTACTGTTATGTAGTCTATTTGTGCATTTGTGTTTGTTGAGGTGCTTATTGCTTGTGTTCTCTTTACTACTCCGTTGTTTAAGAAGCTAACGCTTGTTGTTGCTCCTGTATAAACAGGTATTCTTACATTGCTATCATTCAATCTAAATATAGTGTTGTTAGACATCAACAAACTCGTTGACAAAACAGGATTCGCACCCTCATTAAAATATCCATAACCATCAAAAGCTACAAAGCCATTAGTGTTGTCTGGACTAACTGTCGCTGATGCTGAACCACTTGACACAGTAGTAGTAATGATAGCGTTTACCCAAACTACTTGACTTGTGTAAGATCCGTTGAATTCTATTTCTAAATAGTCTCTTACTAACTCTGACACTTCAAATACAATAAACCCTGCTGTAACTACACTTTTAGTTAGTGTGTATTTCTCGTTAGCTACAGAGCCATTAGCAACAAAAGCTCCTGTGTATATATATAGTTTTAGTGTAGCTGTTGCTATGTTAGTTTGTGATACCTTTAAATAAAAAGGACTTCTTACGTTTATCTTTGTTGCCATTACTCAAATATTATGTTTTCTATATCTATACCAAACTTTTCTTGTAGCTCTGGTGGCAGTTTTTCAAAGGCTTGGTTAAATGGTTTAGTAAAAAACATACTTGCCTTTATACCTTTTTCAAATACACTTCTTGCTATTAAAAACTGTAAAGATTTGTCAGTTATAAATCTACCTGTTTTTTTGTCTCTACCCTTTATGCCTTTTTTCTTTATAAAGTCTTTAAATGCTTTTGGAGGTGGCATACCTTTAAAACCTCTTTTACCACCCTTGCTTTTAAACTTGTATGGGCTGCCACTTGTGTTAGCATCAGCATAATAAGATTTAGCACCTCTTACCCCCTCATCTTGAAACTTACCATAATCCTCCATTTCAAAGATTACACCGACAGCATCATTAGAGACGTAGGGTTCATACTTAATACTGTTATATAGTTTCTTGTTTACGTTTTTATTTCCCTTTGTTAGTCTTGATCTTGCTTGTTGTATAACAAACTTACCAAACTTATTTAATGCCTCTCTGGTTTCTTTTAACTGCATATGTTTATGTCGTTTGCTATTAATACATCAAAGGTACAAGCTACCCCTGCCATTTGGTTTTCAAACCTTTCATAAAAGAACTCACAAGAAGCATCGCCTTGTAGTTGGTATTGGTTTTGATATAGTGTGCCTCCTCTTAAAACACTTACTAACTTATTGACTACAGCTAATTGTGTGTTGAGGATATCTTGCTCATTGTTGTTGCCTCTGAATACGTCTGTTGTTTCGTCTTTAGACTGATCTACAACATCCATTGCCATTACAGTTATGTTAAAGGTTAAGAATTGTTCTTGTATGCTTACGTTGTTTACTATGATATGACTTAGAGGAAATATTGTTTGTTTAGATAGGTCTATGTCAAAGATGTCTCCTGTTGTTACTGTGTTAACATTCTCATCTAATAAAAGATTTGTCTTTAGTGTGTCTGTGATTTGGTAATAGCCTCTTACTCCTTGATTCATTTCTTAAATTTGTTTTTCATTTGATTAGATTCTATCTGTGCTTTCTCTTTCATAAATGTTAAAGCATTTAAACAGGTATGTATGTTTAGTTTAGTGATATCTTCAAGTCGTCTAATATCTCCTTGAGCGAGTCCGAAAAGTGATTGATACCATCCCCATTTTGCTCCGAAGTTAGATACTGCGCTAAATTCATCTCGTTGTCCTCCAAATAATTCAGCATAGCTTTTGATAAGTCCATCCCTAAATTGTAAAAAAAAATTATAGAACTTAATACAGCATCCATTGGCATATCTTTCATTACATCAGGATCTTTACTGTCGTAATCTTCTATTAAGTATTTTTCTTTGTCTTTTAGTTTTATTGGTCTGTATAAAACATTCATTGCTCTGTGGAGGTTTTCATAATCCCCTATAAACGTATCCAGGTCTATATACTCTCCGAAAGACATATCCTCAACTTTAGGGATAAACCCATAACTCACACCATTCATTTTAAACTCTCTAACAAGTGGAGGTTTATCATTAAACATATCCGTAAGAATCATAGTGATATCTTTTATACTGTTGGCTTTCATTGCCATTATTGTTTCGTTTCTTAAACCACAAAATATTTCTATCATTTGCGTAGCTAAACGATTTTCATTTGTGTTATCTTCTTGTAGTTTAAGATATTTTTGATATTGACCTAAAGTGATCTCACTTAAAGTGTCAGGAATATAAACCTCTACTTTCATATATATATAACGTAAAAAATTAAACTTTTAAAAACTATCTAATTGCATACTGTCCCCTATTAGGATTCTTGAGTTGCATCATTAAAGCGTATCGTGCAGCATCAATACAGTCAGGATGTGTACCTGTAGGTTTTTGTAGATTGTTTCCCTCTTTGTCTTTATCCCATACATAACCCTGTAACTCCCTGATTAGATTCTTTGACTGGCTTGTTATGTAGATTTCGTTTTGGTTGATTAGGTTGATACCATAGACTATAGAGTCTCTACCCTTTGTTACAGGAAATACTTTGTGTCCGTAGTTTCTTAACTCTTGTATTGATTTAGGCTCTGCACTATCTGCGTATATTTGTTCTCGTATCTCGTTTTGTTTGATGAAGTAGCTGAGGTCTCTGTTTAGCATTCCTTTACGATACAACACCTCATCAAAGATATAAGCATCATTCCATTTATAAAGCCTTATAATTGTTGAGGGATCAACAGAATAGCCAAAGTCTAAACCTGCACAAAGCAATCGTGCTTCTTGTGGTATTTGATCTATAGGTTTCCAATCAGGAATACATACACCCTCTAAACTTCCTATCTGTCCAAGTCCGTACACCTTCCACCAATTTGCCCAATAGGTTGAGGTCTTGCCTTTCTCTTTGGCTTTCTCTATTTCTTTAACTATTGTTTCTGGTAAGCTGCTGTTGTCTTTATAAGTAAGTGTTATGAAGTTCGCATCTTGCTGTCCTATTAGTTCTTTGTCTACCCAAAACAAATTGGCAGGATTGTAGTCTAACCAAATGTTACCTGATGTTCTAACTGCTAATTGTTGATAAGAATCAAAGCTAACATTGTTACACTCGTTTATAAATAAGTCTGTTCTTCTTGCTCCTCTTAATTTATCTGGTTGGTCTGTGCTAAAGAACTCTATATAGCTACCACTACTAAATTCGTATTTTAAGG